CGATCCTCATTCAGAGCAAGACATAAAGGCCAACTCACGGGCGACGTTCGATAATGCGTGGTCGTGGTTCCAGACCGGTCCGTTACAACGTCTGATGCCGGGGGGCGCGATCATAGTAATTATGACCAGATGGTCACTTGTGGACCTGACTGGGCGCCTGATTAACTTCCAGATTAAAAACCCCGAGGCCGATCAGTGGGAGATTGTTGAACTGCCAGCCATCCTCCACGAGGACACGGAGAGAGAAAAATCGCTTTGGCCTGACCAGTGGCCTCTGGACCAGTTAAAGCAGAAGAAGACCGCGATGGAGCCACGGTACTGGAACGCCCAGTACATGCAACAGCCCACAAGCGAAGCGGCTGCGATGGTCAAAAGAAGTGACTGGCGGATCTGGGAGCACGAGGATCCACCCCCGTGCGAGTTCATTATTCAGTCTTGGGACACGGCGCACGAGACAAAAACGACATCTGACTACTCGGCGTGTACGACGTGGGGTATCTGGTACAACGAGGAGGAGGGCAACCGACCCTCAATAATGCTGCTCGATGCGTTCAAGGATCGAATGTTGTTCCCAGAGTTAAAAGAAACCGCGCTCAAGCATTACAAAGAATGGAAGCCAGATGCGTTTCTGGTGGAGAAAAAAGCCGCAGGTGCCCCACTTATACAAGAACTGCGTAGAATGGGTATACCCGTCGGCCAGTTCAGTCCATCGCGGGGCAACGATAAGATTGCCCGACTTAATGCCGTGTCGGATTTATTTGCAAGCGGAGCAGTGTGGGCACCAGATCGCCGATGGGCGCGAGATGTTATTGAGGAGGTAGTGGCGTTTCCGGTCGGCGAACACGACGACTTCGTGGACACCATGACGCAGGCGCTCCTGCGGTTCAGACAGGGAGGGTTCATCACGTTGCCAAACGACGAGCCAGATGAGCCGAGATTCTTTAAATCAGGCCGCAGAGCGGCGTACTACTAGGAGCCATCATGGCAGTGGACAAAGGTTTATATCAAGCACCTATTGGGATCGAGGAAGAGATTGAAGAGGTCATGGGAGAACCAGACCTTGAAATTGAGATTGAAGATCCAGAGGCCGTACGCGTCTCCATCGACGGAGAAGAGGTGCTGGAGATTGAAGAGGGTGAGAACGAGTACGACTTCTACGGCAACCTAGCCGAGGAGATGGGAGAAACCGAGCTTGAATCGCTTGGGTTTGAACTGCTCGATGACATCCGGCGCGACAAAGACTCCCGTAAAGACTGGGAGAACACGTACAAGGAAGGATTAACCCTGCTGGGGATGAAGTACGAGGAGCGCACCGAGCCCTGGTCGGGCGCGTGCGGGGTGTTCAGCCCGCTCCTCACGGAGGCTGCAGTGCGCTTCCAGTCCGAGATGATCACCGAGACGTTCCCGGCGCAGGGGCCTGTCAAGACGCAGATCATGGGCGCCATCGACAAGCTCAAGGAGGAGGCGGCAGACCGCGTGCGCGACGACATGAACTTCATGCTCACCGAGCGCATGGTGGACTACCGGCCGGAGCACGAGCGGCTGCTGTTCAGCCTGGGGCTCGTCGGGGCGGCGTTCAAGAAGATCTACCCCGACCAGAACACCCGCTTGCCCGCCGCGCCGTTCGTCCCGGCGGAGGACATCATCATCCCGTACGGGGCGGCGAACATCTACACCGCAGAGCAGGTGACGCACATAATGCGCAAGACGAAGAACGAAATCAAGCGTTTGCAGGTCGCGGGGTTCTACCGCGAGATCGACCTTGGCGAACCCGTCATTTTTCACTCCGACATCGAGAAGAAAAAAGCCGAAGACCAAGGCTACACGCTGAATGAAGACAACCGATACCCGCTGCTGGAGATCCATGTTGAACTGGATCTCCCTGGCTACGAGGACGAAGACGCGTTGCCTTACGTCATCACCATCGACAAGGGCACGAACACAGTACTGGCGATTCGCCGCAACTGGGAAGAGGACGACGACCGCCGGCAAAAACGCCAGCACTTCGTCCAGTACACCTACATCCCCGGCTTCGGGGCGTACGGGCTGGGCTACATCCACCTGATCGGTGGCTACGCCCGTGCAGGGACGTCGCTGATCCGCCAGCTCGTGGACGCCGGCACGCTGAGCAACCTGCCTGGGGGCCTGAAGGCCCGAGGACTGCGGATCAAGGGGGACGACACCCCCATCGCCCCGGGCGAGTTCCGCGACGTCGACATCGCCTCTGGCGCGGTGCGCGACAACATCATGCCGCTGCCGTACAAGGAGCCGAGCCAAGTCTTGTCCGCACTGCTGGAGCGGATCACGGAGGAGGGGCGGAGGATCGCGGCCATCGCTGACCTGAAGGTCAGTGACATGAGCGCCCAGGCCCCGGTGGGCACCACGCTCGCCATCCTTGAGCGCCAGCTCAAGACCATGAGTGCCGTCCAGGCACGGGTCCACGCGTCGCTGCGGATGGAGTTCAAGCTGCTCAAGGCCATCATCCGCGACTTCCTGCCGGAGGCGTACCCGTACACGCCTGAAGGCGGCGACCGCGCGGTCAAGCAGGCGGACTACGACGTTGTCGAGGTGATCCCGGTCTCTGATCCGAACGCGGCGACGATGGCGCAACGGATCATGCAGTACCAAGCGGCGCTGCAGTTGGCGCAAGGTGCCCCGCAGATCTACGACTTGCCGCGTCTGCACCGACAGATGCTGGAGGTTCTGGGCATCAAGAATGCGGACAAGCTCATTCCGGGACAAGAAGAGCAAGCCCCTCGCGATCCGGTGACGGAGAACAAGGCCGTGCTCCGGATGCAGCCGATCAAGGCGTTCGCGTACCAAGATCACCAAGCGCACATGACGACGCATCAGGCGTTCATGCAAGACCCCAACATCTCCGCTACGCTTGGACAGAACCCCGCCGCGCAGCAGATGATGGCGGCCCTCATGGCGCACATTGCCGAGCACGCGGCGTTCGCGTACCGGGCCCAGGTCGAGATGCAGCTCGGCGTGCCGCTGCCGTCCCTGGACGAGGAGAGCAACGCGCCTATCGCGCCGCAAGACGAGAAGGCGCTAGCCCCGCTGATTGCCGCCGCCGCGCAACGCACGCTGGTGCAGAACCAAGCAATGGCCGCTCAGCAACAGGCTCAGCAGGCCGCGCAGAACCCCGAGCTACAGATCAAGCAGCAAGAACTGCAGCTCAAGGCGCAAGAGCTTCAGCGCAAGGAGGCCGACAGCATGCGCGACTTCCAGATCGCGCAGCAGAAGGTGCAGCTCGAAGCGCAAAGGCTGGCGCTGGACGCCCAGAAGAACCAGGGCGAGCCCCCGCAGATGAAGGCCATGAGGGCGCAGCAGGAGCTGGCAGAAAAAGCCGCACGCGCCAACCAAGACCTGACGCACAAGGAGCAGATGCACCGCATGAAGCTCCGGCAGCAGGCTGAACAGCGCGCAGCAAGAGCGCAGCAACCCAAGGGCCGGGAGTAAACATGGCTGCCACCGCGTTCGATGTCCTCTTGAAAGAGATCGAAGACAAGCGCGAGTCTATTGGTCGTGCCGTAATTGACGGCGCGGCCAAAGATTTTGCAGAATACAAGTCAATGACGGGCGAAATCCGGGGTCTTTCGCTCGCACATTCCTACATAACCGACCTCGTGCGAAGGATGGAACATGAAGATGAATGAGTTGCTCATTTCCGATGGGGAAAGCAGGACTGTGCTCCCAGAGGATGCCGCTGAAAAAGCCCGACAGGTGCCTGATCCGACGACGTACCACCTCCTGTGCATGGTGCCGAAGGCGGAAGAAGAGTACGAAAGCGGCCTGATCAAGGCCGGACAAACGCAGCACTATGAAGAGCTGCTGTCCCCGGTGCTTTTCGTGGTCAAGATGGGCCCCGACGCCTACGCAGACAAGTCGCGGTTTCCCAACGGCCCGTCGTGCAAAGTGGGTGATTTTGTGCTAGTGCGCCCCAACACAGGCACGCGGCTGAAGATCCACGGACAAGAATTCCGCATCATCAACGATGACTCGGTCGAAGCAACCATTCAAGACCCGCGCGGCGTGAAGCGGGCGTAAATATGACTGAAATCATTTCGGACCCCTGGCAGCACCGCAGCGCAGGTATGAAGTGCAAAACCTGTATGTGGTTTGCTGTCAAAGAAACTGTGGTTCAACCAGACGCACGCGGAAATGTTGGTCGCTGTCGGCGTCATGCCCCGACGATGAACGGTTATCCGGTGGTGTTTGCCACGGACTGGTGTGGCGACCATAAGCTGGACGAAGGGAAGATTTAACATGGCAGACGCATTCAAGTTCCCTGACGAGACCGAAAAGCCGGTCGCAGAAGACAAGGTCGACTTCGAGATCGAAGGCGAAGACATCGAGGTCGTAGACGACACGCCTGAAGAAGACCGTGGCCGTCCGCCGATGACGGAGCCGCCGGCAGAAGTGACCGACGACGAGCTGGAGAAGTACAGCGACAGCGTCAAGAAGCGCATCCAGCACTTCTCCAAGGGTTACCACGAGGAGCGCCGCGCCAAGGAAGCCGCGCTTCGCGAGCGCGAAGAGGCGCTGCGCTTCGCGCACAAGCTCGTGGAAGAGAACAAGAAGCTCCAAGGCAGCCTTGGGCAGGGCCAACAGGCGCTGCTTGAGCAGGCCAAGAAGGTCGTCGCCAACGAGGTCGAACAGGCCAAGCAGAAGCTCAAAGAGGCGCACGAGGCGTTCGACACCGAAGCCATCATCGCGGCGCAAGAAGAACTCACCGCTGCCAAGATCCGTGCGGAGCGGGTAAACAACTTCCGGCCGGCCCCTTTACAAGAAGAGCGACCTGTTGTACAACCCGCTCCGATACCTCAAGTCCAGCCGGATTCCAAAGCACTTGCGTGGCAGAAAGCCAATCCGTGGTTTGGGTCCAACCGCAGGATGACTGCGCTGGCGATGGAGGTTCACAACGAGCTTGTGGGAAATGGCATCGACCCGACGAGCGACACGTACTACGCGCAGATCAATGCCGAAGTGCGCAAGGT